TGATAGTCGGTCGGCGTTTCACTATAATATAAGCTTCTATAGTATGCCATTATTTATCTTTTTTTGTAGCTCTTTTTTTTGGAGCCTTAGCTTCTTTAGTTTCGACCTTAGCTTTTTCTTCTTTAACTTCTTCAGCTAGTACGCCAATACCTCTTTTTATATAATGATTAGCTAGTTTTGGCTCTAAGTCATGTACTTCGCCTTCTCTTCTCCAGCCTTCTTGCCCAGAGATTACGTCCTTTAATATTCTAATTTTCATAATGTATATTTTTACAAAGATAAAAAAAAGCGCCATAACTAAATACAGCGCTTACAACCAAACTAAAATTTGAATAAAGAATTATTCGAAAGCAAAGTTATTAAAAAATTTTTTGTTTTTACCAGTTAACGATACCCTAATTGATTGCATACCTCCAGAATTAGGAAAAATAAACCAGCCTTTAAAATAATCTGACCAGACAGCAAAAAAATCAATCTTATCTTTAGAGTAATTTCTTTTATTATTTTGTAAAGGTATATGAACGCTGTTATGCCTATCTTTTTCTGGAACTTTAATAGAGGATTTTATTTGTACCCTTACAAGTCGCTTTCCATTATCTATAATGCAATCATAAAGAGAGGAGTCCATTAAAGGCATAGAAACCTCAAATTCTCTTTTCATGCACTCAGTCGCAAATAAATACTCTGCTAGACAGCCCCTTTTATTGTTGTCCATAGGTAAAGTTATGAAAAAACCCCCAACAAGTTGTTGAGGGCTTTTTACTTACTAAAAACAAATCAAAAAAAAACTATTTATTCTTCTTTATATTTACCAAATATTTATTTAAAGATATAATTTTTTCTATACTCTTGTCTATTAGTTTTATACTTTTTTTAAAAGTGTCCTTGTTTTCTGCCATATTGATAAACTGCTAAAGAAATTAAAACCATAAAAATTGAATCATATTGAGCGTTGAATCTATATGTTAATCTTATAGCCCACGCCATAAAAAATAACATCAGAATAATATTTACTATCCTCTCCATATCTAAGAGGTAAACATTAAAACCGCTAAAACTATACAAGCCATAAAAATTAAAAATTCTTTTGTCATGTACCAGAAAAACCCCAATAAACCTTTAAGTCCATCTGGGTTTTTTTTGATTTCTATTGTAATGTATTTTTTCATATATAAAATTTAGTTAAACAATAAGAGGGCTTTGCAGCCCTCCGTTTGGTTGTTTTTATTTATTTATATAATTCGTTTTCAAAAGCACTTACTAAAAAGTCTAATCTTAACTGTAAAGTTAAATGTCTGTCAGTTGCTGTGTTTCCATTAGAATAAGATAATTCTTTTTCTGCTTCAGTTATTTTGATAAGTTTTAATATTCTGTCTGTAATTCTCATTTTGTTTGTTTTAGTTGTTATTGTTTTACTTTGTAAATTTAAAAGAATTTTTTTAATTAACAAACCTTTTTAAAAGTTTTTTTTAAATTTTTTTATTATTACAGCATAAAAAAGGGTAACCCATAAAAGTTACCCTTTTTAAAATTACTTACTTTATACCTTAGTATTAAGAAGTCTCAAGTGCAGTTTTAGCTGTGCTAAACGTTCCTTGTACAATCGCATTAGGCTGATAGTTAGTCAAACCAACTCTCTCCTGCGCTCTAACAGTTACAAAACCATCTCTGAAGTTTGTAGAATCTTCTCTTGAAAACTCAACTCCAAGACCGTCTCTTATCCATAATTGAGTAGCGACGCCTAAATTACCAACTAAGAACTTACCAGCTGTTACGGCTGTGTTAGTAGTAATTGGAACTCCCATAATAGCTGGCTGAACTCCTTGAATAATTTGATTTTTCAAGTATTCATTAGCTGTAGACTTTAACAAAATGATTTTGTGAAAATCAACTGGGTTTAATAGAATAGAATCAGCTTGGTAATTAGCTTTTGCTAACTGGTCAACTGCAGCTATTAAAACGTCGTATTCATTAGCTGATTCAACAGCATGATAAAAATTACCAGAAGCTGCCGTTACAAAAGCAGCGCCATCAGTAAATAAACCATCTAGGTTAGGGCTTGAACCGTCACCGTTTAAAATCTCAGCATCTTCTTTAGATAATACTTTAGAGGGAACTCTAGCTGATAAATAGCTAGTTAGCTGAGGCGTGTCAGCAAGCATCTCTTCAGTAATTCTCATAAACGTTCCAATTTTTTCAACGTTTACAGAAGTTGCAGTAATGTCAAAGTCAGACTGTCCAACAGCTGAACCCTGTGCAGTTGCAGCCGCTCCGTCATCATAAGCGCTCTCTTTTGGAAAACGAATAGTCTGAGCGTCAGTTGAACCGTTAGGAATTAATGAGCGAATATGCACCGCTCTGCTAGGGTCAAACTTAATATCTGGAATTACAGTTTCTCCAGCTACTACGCCAGTAAAAGCGTTAGCCATTGTCATATCAGCTGCTTTAATTTCAAAGCGAGCAGCATTAGTATTTCCTTTAATCATTGCGTCAATAGCGCCATCTTTTATAGCAGTCATTAAAGACCCTTTAAAAGTTTTTGCAGTTGCACCGCTTAAAGTCTTTTTAGACTCAATCTCGAAAGCGTCCATTCTTTTAGTAGCAGCTTCGAATTTTTCGTTATAGTTGTTAGTCAAATTAGAAATTTCAGACTTTAGAGAGCTTTCGACTTCGCCTTTAGCGTTGTCTTGAGCAGCGTTAAACGCTTTCTCTATTTTTTCGTCAACAATGTTTCCAATTTGGTCTAACTGATTTTTTACTTCTTCAGTCATTTTAAATTATTTTAACTTATTAAACAAATATTTATACATCTCACCAACCTCGTTTTTTACTTCTACTGGCTCAGTAACTTCTATATCAGTTGGCTGAGTAGTGATTTTAGTAAATAAGGATTTTAGTTTAAGTATTTCGGCTTCTAAAGCAAAACCTAATTCGTCGGTTATATTTCCTTTACGAATAAGCTTTGCTATATTATCGTAGCGCTTAAGTACTTTGTTAGGGTCATAGTTCCCTTTTACATCCATAATAAGCGCTTGGTCGTTTGCTGCTAGAGTTACAGCTGAAACTTCATAAAGTTTCACTTCTGTAATATTTCTAACACCGTCGACCATGTCTTTTTGTATAGGCAAAATGCCCACTGAATTCTCAGTAATAACGCCAGATTTAATTAATTCTATAACGTCATTTCCTAAAGTTGTTTTAGCTATTTTAGCCTCGAATACTAAACCTTTGCCATCCTCTTCGAGCATTGTCATTTTACCCAGAGGCTTATCCATATCGTGCTGGTATAAGTATTTAACTCTTTTGCCGTTTTCGGCTATTGTTTTATTATAGGCGCCTTTCCTTATAATATCATTATCTGAGTCCTTATTATCAAAGACTGAGGCGTACCCCTTGACGACTCCTGCCTTTTCATCGGCGTCGAGGAGTTCGCCCATTGGGGATTGTTTATATAAAATTGTTTCCATAATGCAAAGATATTAATTTAAACGTAATCAAAATCTAACCAGTCTGGTCGATTTCTATCTCTTAATATTTTTATCTCTCTCCCTCTGCTTTGTTTTAATATTTCTAAGGTTGTTTCTTCTCCATAGAAAAATAAAAGCGAAGTTATAGGGTCAGCTTCTGGATAGTTTTCTGAGTATGTAAGCATTAATTGCCGTAGCATCATATTTAGTATTTTTAAGTAATTCGTCCACTAATTTTATTAAGTCATCATATAGGTCTGGGAAATATTTTTTAAATATTGGATTTCCTACAAATCTATTTTCGTAAGCGTGCGCCATAAACTCTTCATATTGTAGGTGTTTAAATCTAAAATATCCACTCCATTCGTGACCCCAGCCTATTTTGCAATCTGAAACACTAGCTAGATAATCAGAAACTGCTCCAGCATTTTCTTCTAGTTCTAGCTGGCTCATATTTGGAAAATCTTTTCTTATTTTATTCTCTAAATATGGCTTATAATTATCCCAATAATTTCTATTTGCAGTTCTCGAAGTTTTACCTCCACCCCAGTTTTTTCTTAAAGCTTGTCCTTTATTTGTTAAACTTGCTGTATTTCTATCTATAAAAAGACTACTATGTTTTTTATGTAAAGCCTCTATTCTAGCGTCTGCTTTAAACCAAGAAATTAATTTTAAATCGGTATTAATAGCATGACCAAATTCGTGAGCTAATATTTGAGATTCGTAACCTTTATGTCTTTTTTTTGATATTTGAACAGTTCTAGTTTTTTTATTAAACCAAGCGCCATCCTCTACCATTTTACCTAATTTTCTACTATATACCATTGGCGCCTCTTGTAATTTTATTGGCTTTTTTAAATATTGTAAATAGGAATCGTCAAAATTCTCTAAGCCTTTAAAGTCATCCCAATTATTAGGTCTAAATTCATATTTAGCAGCGTCTTCAGATATTTCCGTTACTATCTGAGGCTTTGGTTTTGGTTTTAAAATGTCATCTACTGCATTAGCTGAGTCTAAACCTATAGCTCTGCCAGCACTTAATCCATAATCAAAGCCAGTCAATGGCGTTATAGTCTGAGCCTCTGCTTTAGGAAATGGCGCTATAGCGCAGCGACAGTTTACTACATTAACAGCGGAAGCCGTTGGGTCTCCAGCTCGGTCTAATAATTCGCCTCCTACTTTAAATTTATCATTAAAGTCTACTATTTGACCATTAGCCATAGCATGAGCTGAGCGCTCTCGCCCATCCATAGAAGTAATCCACTTTTTTTGTAAGCTATTTTTACCATAGACGTCAGTAGCTGATTGCATAACTCCTAAATTAGCGGCATTTGTAGCCTCTGTTCTTACAATCCTCTCAGCTTGATAACGTCCTAGTTTATTAAACCTCTGCCTCAGAATACGCCCTTTTTCGGCAGCACCTCGACTCTGGAAGTCCACATCCGTCATTAATTTCTTTAATGTCTTCTCCAGTTCCTTTTTGGCAGTCCCTTGAACAGTTACAACTCTCACCGCTGCAACCCTTTTTCCCTCTTTTGCAAATACCGATTCCCATGCGTCTCTATATTTATTTGTTTCTAATTGTTTTATTATATACTTGTCAATATTATTAGCATACCAAGAAGCAAACCTAAGACCAATATTGATGTAAATAGATTTGTAAAGCTCATCAAACTTATTTTTTATAAACAACTGATTTAAGCCAGAAGTTTTACCAGTCTTTAAAAACTCTTCGACTCCTTTATTATATTGGTCTTTATAATAAGACCTAACGGCGCTTATTTCTTTTTTTTCTCCTATTCTAAGCTGCTTATCGTAGGCTCTTATATATTTGTCATCTTTGACGTCAGCCATAGCTTAAGCATTTTCTGAAATGCGTTTAGCCCAAGACACCATAGAGGCACCTCCCCAAAGGTTGTAAGCTACGTAACCCTTATCTCTCCAAGGCTCATCTTTAAATTTAGGGTCTATCTTAGCATTTTCTTTATGGCGTGCTAAAAAGCTATTTATTCTTTTTACAGTAGATAA